GTTCGTTAAGATTATAGTACAGTTTATAATTTTTTGTCAATACATAATACCCGTCTATGTCGGAACCATTATCTGTCCATCCATAAGCAATTACTTTTTCACAAGCCCCATTAATAGTAAAACATTTACTAGTATGTAAATATTCGTGATAGCGAGCATCAAGATTAATCATTTCTCAATAATACTAAGTTGTTCTCTCTTATACTTATACCAAGGGTGCTCATAAAGTTCTGGCAACTTATCAGTTTGATCAGATGTTACTATAGTTGATTCTCTCAACTCTTGCAGCTGACTACTAACATTCACAAGCAACCCTCTTATGTATGCAAGTTCTGTTTTAAGTTCTTGTAGTTGATCTTTAATTTTTTGTTTGTTCATAGTATGAAAGATACTAATGCTCGAAGAGGGGATCGAACCCCCGACAATCTCCGTGTAAAGGAGGTGCTCTACCGCTGAGCTATTCGAGCGACTCCTCCACCTGGACTCGAACCAGGGACAACAGAATTAACAGTTCCGTGCTCTACCAACTGAGCTATAGAGGAATGACACTACACTTATCCGTATGCTATATGGGCGTCACACCCAGTATACTGACAGTTTGTAATGGAGTAAGACACAATTTCCGTTGTGAATATCCAAGGGGGTTTATCCCATTGCTGGCACCTTGGTTGGAACGTCTCAAGTTCCTAAAGCCTCTGACAAGATTTGAACTTGCGACCTGAGCTTTACAAAAGCCCTGCTCTACCACTGAGCTACGGAGGCAACGATTCAGGTTGGACTTGAACCAACGACCGACTGCTTAGAAGGCAGTTGCTCTATCCATCTGAGCTACTGAACCAGAGTGGGCAGGGAGGGATTTGAACCCCCGTAGGCAGAGCCAGTGGATTTACAGTCCACCTCCATTAACCACTCGGACACCTACCCTTGTTCTCGTTTCAATTTGAAGTAAAGTTTATAATAAACTTTCTTCATATCATTGAGAGTATTCATATCCTCTTCAAACCCCATGTATTTAAGGAGTTGAGAGGATCCTTCTAACTCACTGATTAATCTTAGCACATTAACAGGATGCCTGTCAAGACCACCAAAATCATACTTACTCATTTGTAGTATGCTTGAAAGTATTTAACAATACCATCAGAACGAACATTACCCTGAGACACCCAATCATGGGAGCACTGAGTGATGCTGTTCATACTATACACTGGTTCCCCGTTCTCGTCAATAGCAGATCCAAATCGTTTGAGGAGAAGACTATAAACTTTCTGCCTCAACTCCATGCGGTCATCGCTGTAGCGCCAATCATCATTCATGAAAATTTTCTGATCCTCCAAGATGTAAGGTAGTTTTACCATGACCTGTAGCAATATTATACATCACCTCATGAATATTTTTTACTTCTGGATACGTCTCATCAAGCAATAGATTTTCAATAACAGCTTGTTCGTAAGCAAGTTTATAGTCTATTTGATGAAGAGAAAATGTAGCGGGACCAAACCAAGGATCGTCTTCAAGATATTTTGGTGCGGGATATGTCATGCGAATACCATTTTAGTTTTATAATTATAAGCATAAACTTCGCGATTACCTTTGATGCCCCATCCTAACCAGTAGTAGGCAGGAACCATATACTGTGAGATAGAATTTCCATGTCCTTCAAACTCAGGGAGATAGCGTTGGAAGATTGGTTCGTTAATCATGTAACGAGTTTGACCTTCGAGACTGCTAGGATCGCATCCATATTTAGCACAGAAGTTTCCAAGACCTTTATATCGTCCAATACTAGTCCACTGAATTAAACCAAATCCACCAGACTTACATTCAGTATAAGAGACGCGAGCACCACCTTCACAGATGTTAGCGATAAACTTACTCTCTTGTTTGATGTTTCCCATCAGTGTTGCAAGAGCATTGACATCAGTAATGTTTGTCTTCTCCTGAAGTTGTGAGAGAACATACTGCTCTGCTGGACTACAATCTTCACACTTCCAAGTAGGTTCATAGTGTATCACAGGAATTTCCTGTTGAAGATCTTCCACTAAAGGAGGGATGCTAGCAGATGGAAGCAGGAAGGTCAGACCAGCAGCAATAATTGATGTTGAGATCATTCGTTTCATTACAACAATCTGTAGTTTACCATCTATGTAGGGGGTTGTCAAGCGCCAATAAATACCTATAATACAGAGGCACTAAGGTTTTACCATGAGATTAAACGAAGTAGACGTGGCACGTCTGATTACTGCTTGCAACATGTACAAAGAAAAAACTGGTTCTGAATATATGTGGGATGAGTATACTGAACTTGTAGAAAAATTAGAAAGATTATGCGAACAAGGATACTGTTCAATCACTAGTGATTAAGTGTGCAAGTCCAGACAATTTATGAGTAGAAAGACTTAGAAATAGCATAGATAGTGCATATGAAAAAACATTATGTAACCAAAGAAGAATGTCAGGAGATGATCGATGCTGCCATACGAAAACATAATCGTAATGCTGGAATTATCAGTATGTGTGTTGGTTGGGTTGTTCTCGCACTTTTTGCTGAGGGTTTACTTCGACTTATCGGAGTGATACCACCACTGTTCCCAAGTTTAAATTTAACTCTGTAAATGAAATGAAAGTTGGTATTATTGGATTAGGTAAACTGGGTGAGGCGATGTCTCGCCGTATGATTAAAGCAGGGAATGAGGTTTGGGGTTATAGAAATAACTACAAGAAAGCATGTGAACAATATGAAGCAGGATATGTAAGTGGTGTTACTACTTCATTAAAGTATCTTGTTCAAGCAGTTAAATCTGATGGTAAAAAATTCACCAGTGCCGGTGCAGTTCCTGGCATCTTTCAACTTGCTATCCCCACAGAAATACTAGAGGAAACTATCGATGAGTTATTACCATTACTTAGTGATGGAGATATTATTATTGATCATGGCAATAGCAGTTTTAAGGACAGTTGGAAAAGATCCGAGCGTCTTACAAAATTGGGCATCGCGTATATTGACTGTGGCACTTCTGGTGGTGTGTCTGGTTTGGACCATGGATACGGTCTTGTGGTTACTGGTGGAAAGTATGCAGTCGATACATGTCGTACAATCTTCGATGCTATCTCACCTGGAATTAAACCTTCCAGGACCAAAAATGATTATGTAATGTATCCTCAAGATTATGGTTGGATTTATAAAAACTGGTAAAACATAATGACTTTAGCACATGTCCTACTTTTTGGATCACTACCCTTTATATGTGCCACCGTTTATTTCGGGCACAGAAAAGGTGACAATAACTATTATGAAACCGACGCATACTCAGGAAATGGAACAGCGCACTAGAATGAGGTTTGCTTTTGCCATGTCGGCATTCGGTAGAATGTTTTTACCTCATGGCATAACACCAGAAATGAGAGCATTCTGTTATGAATGGTCTATGGATGTTGATGTTGAACCACCTAGAGGAGATTTATACAAAGTAGATCGCTACTTCTTAGAACTATGGAAATTGAAATTACAGCAATAATTATATTGTTTTCGTCATTCGGTCTTTTCTTATTCATACTGTCATTATTTTAATCTAATGAATGTATTTCTAGCCGCAACACTATTATTTGCTACACTAATAATATCAATTGTATGTGCTCTCGACAGCGCATACATAACACAAACAACTTTTTACTCATGAAAATCTTTTTAGACACCGCTGACCTCGATGAAATCAAGAAGGCAGCGAGAACTGGTTTAGTTGATGGGGTCACTACTAACCCCACACTAATTAAAAGAAGTGGCAGAACGCTTCCTGATGTCGCTAAGGAATTAATTGATAGGTATCCACAGTTTGAAAGTGTGTCATGTGAAGTAGTCGCTGAGACTGCTGAAGAAATGATTAAACAAGCTCAACAGTTTATTCAGTTGGGAGGTAAAGCGATCACTATCAAACTACCATGTACTATAGAAGGTTTGATTGCATGTAAAGCACTCTCTGTGCTTGGTGTTAAAACTAATGTGACCTTAGTGTTCTCTGTAGCACAAGCAATCATGGCAGCAAAGTCAGGTGCTACTTATATCTCACCCTTCGTAGGTCGCTGCAATGATAACTCATTCAGTGGTGTAGAACTTGTTCGTGCTATCAGTGGAACATATTGTTCTCAAGGTGTAAGAACTCAAATTCTTGCAGCATCATTAAGAGATGTTCATCATGTATCACGGTGTTTTGCTTACGGTGCCAGCGTTGTTACAATGCCACCTAAAGTATTTTGGGCAATGTATGATCATGTTCTCACTCGCGAAGGGTTAGATCAATTCCAAAAAGACTGGGAAGAGGTACAATGATACTACAGTTTGCTAGATTTTGTGGAACAGTATTAAATAATCCGTATGGGGTTGGCATCATGGCATGGTGTCTGGTCTTTGTTCCCATCATAGGTATGTGGGCAATCCATAAATATAATTGGCAACACTGGGAACCTTTCACGAGGAAACATAAATGAATCCAGTAATTTTAATCGGTTGTTTTACGCCACTGGTTTTAATTTTTATAGTAATGAAACTTGCTGTGTGGGTATCTGCTGTTAACGACGAAAAAAACTATGTCGGAAAAGAACCTTTACGAAAACGGGGACCATTCTTGGACAATGTATATGCAGACGTTGACGAAGAGGAAGAAGAATATGGAGATCGC